CAGTTGAAGTTAAACCAGTTACATTAAATGAACCATTGTTGTTGTCATTCAAGGTAAGTGTGCCAGCATTATAAGTTCCACCAGTAGTATATACATCAGTTAAACCAGTTATAGTTACATTTGATGCATTTTTTCTACCTAAAACAATAGAACCATTAGAACCAATATAAGAAATAGTACCACCAGTAACATAAACATCATTTGTTTGTGTATAAGATGTAAGTGTATCTACATTAACAACAGAATAAGGATTACCAATAGTAATTGGAGCATATAAATAAGTTGAACCACTTAAATATGTTGTACCAGTAACAGTTAAATCACCATTAACTGTAAGACCAGTCATAGTGTCTATAAGAGCGGTTAAATCAGATTGACCATTATTTTGTTTAATAGTTAAAACATTACTTCCATATGTGAATCCAGTAACATAAGTATCAACACCAGAAATAGCAGATATATCAGCCAAAACAAACCCACTAGTAGTACCCGATAAGAATTTTCCAGTTAAATTTGTTAAACCACTATATGCTGTAATTTGATTTCTAATCTTTAAATCATATAAGTTAGAACCTACTTCAAAAAATGTTGGTGCAGTTGGTCCAGATTGTGTCCAACCACTAGTTGATGTGGTAACACCAGAAAAATACATAATACCATCAGCGGTATTAACGATTGGTTCACCTTTAAGTAATGTAGACGGTAAAGGTCTATTTATAATATCACTATTTTTTAATATGTGAGTTGTGTTTCTTATTGCCATTTTTTCTTTTTTTTATATAAATATATTATTATCTCTTAATAAACCCCACCATTCAAAAAATCGTCTTGAATTATTGAATTATCTGCTGTTATTTGTCTAGTATTACCAGAAGAATCAAGACCTAAATCTAATAAAGGTGTTGTAACACTTATTGTTGATGTCCAGACACTAGAGGTTCCACTAACGGTGTTAATATCTCTAAATCTTTGTAATGGAATCCCTATATCAATAGTTGCGTCTAGTAATGGTATTATACTAGTGTTAAAAATTGTTTGACCAGTACCTAATATAATTTCAGCATCACCACTACAAGATATTATAGTGTTAGTATAAATAGCTGTACATGCTGAAATAACTGGTGTACCACCAGTTAATGACATTGGTTCAATAATGAACATTTGATTTATACTCGAAGAATTATTTGAACAGCTCATATTATATTGTATTTCCTAATAAGGTGAAAACACCTTCATCATAAAAGTTTTTTGTTATTTTAATTGTTATCACATCATTTGGATTAAATACCAAAGGTGTTGTCATTACCAAACCATCAAATATACCAACATTATTTACTAAAATAATTATCCTAGTAATTCCATTTATATTATTCAATTGTGTAAACATTACTTTGTATTGATTTGTAAATGAAAATTGTGTTTCGGATTTAGGTTTAAAATCAAATGTAAAATTAACATCATTTACATTTACCGTTGGTGTTAGTATTATATCACCAAAATTAATAATTCCTTCATCAATTTCAGTTGTAACCATAGTTCTATTTATTGTTGGAACGACCTCAAAATCCTCTTCATCAAGTATATAACCTAATAATTTAAGTTCAAATAATTGAACATAAAATCTTCTGTTTTCGAAATCATCGATATTGCTTTCATCACCAATACTTTCTAAATGCAATGGCATAGGATGACCATTAACATTGATATAACATTGTCTAGATTGAAAAGCTCTTTGTATAATTCTATTGAATTTATTCAAATCTTTCATTCTATTTGTAAATAATCTTATTTCATACGTCATGTCAACTGGTGTTGGTTGAGGTACCTTGTATAAATCAACACCATGTCTAATACCATCCCATGTTGGTACTTTCATGTATGTATATGTTCGGTTACCTGGTATATTCCATAATCCAGCTTGGTTTTGACCTTGTTGAATATCTGGTTTTCTAATTATTGTTATAAATGGTAACTCAATATTTTTGTATTTATCAGAAAATTGCCATGTTTTACTAAACTCAGTCCATCTTTGAATAGTTAAAAATATAACTGGCACCTTTTCACCATTAATACTAATACTAAACCCTTTATCGGATTTAACAAATTCAACAACAGCTTGGTCCATATCTTCCTCCAATACACCCTTGGGTAAAAAAGTACCTTTATCGGCAATCCCATCTAGGATATCTTGTCTCCTTTCTGGTCCAATTCTTTGTCTATTGATATTTATGTTGGTTATATAACCTTTAGGCATTGCCATATCTTATTCTATTTAAATTTATACCCCACGGAATTCTGAACTATCAACTGGTGCACATTTAACTGTTCTGAAAGCACCCTTGTAACCCATTATTGTGTGTTTGTTATCGTAATTTTTAACACCATCATTAACCACTGAAAAATATCTTATTTCAGTTTCGGAAACTGGATACCCTATGTAATCACCATAAGATAATGAAGCGTTTAGTTCTTTTAATTGAGCATCATATATCCCAAAACTTAAATGACCATCTTGGATATATCTCAACCCACCATTGTTATTGTATGTTTTGTTTTCTGGTGCCTCAAACAATGGTATAACTTTTAATTCAATTGGTGGGAAAAACCTAATACCATCTTTTGATGCTTCACCATATAGAATGTCACTTTCAGTCATTTCTCTATCAACTACATAAAGAATTACTGTAAAATTACCATCACCTTCTATAGCCTCGCGGCCCATAGAAATTTCTAAATTAAAATCTTCTTCCGAAAAGAATTTATTTATGCGTGTTATAGGTGTAATCTTCTTATTTTCCATAGCTTTTATTATAAATATTTATCTTTTGATTAATAACCAATAAACTATTGATTTTATTAAAAAGTTTTATTATATTTAATTAAAAATTACCAGGTATTTAAAAAATGTACGATTTGATAAGCTTAGATGATTTAAAAGGGCACAGTGCACTTTCATTGTTAGAAAACTATGAAGGTATTAATCCGTATATACTTAAATTAAAAAACGAATTAATAAAAAATAAGAAAATATCACTAACTGATAACCAATCTAGATACATAGTTGATAACCACGATAGAGAACCACAAATGATTAATCGTGTTATAGGTATAACTGAATACTTAGGATTAGAACTACAAAAGCAAGATGTATTATCATTTATTCCAGAAAGAATATTAATTGAGTTTATTCTTGCTGAAACAGATAAAACATATCACGTATATGGTAAATTAAATAGAAATCAAAAAAGTTCTAAAATGTATTGGTTACCAAAAACACAAGTAACTGATGACCCATACTTTGAACCAATAGATATGGATGTTGATTTCACACCATACAATGATATCTTATCCAAACAAGGTAAAAAGTTATATCAACATCAAGAAGAAGGTATTAAATTTCTTCTATCTAGGAATGGTTGTATTCTAGCAGATGATATGGGTTTAGGAAAATCTATACAATCAATCATTGCCGCATTGGAAAGTGGTGCTAAAGACATACTAATCGTTTGTCCATCATCAACCAAGATAAATTGGGAACGTGAGATTAATGTTTTTTGTGATGACACAGCTATTATTGATGGTAAAAACTTTAAAAAAGCTAAATTTACAATAATAAACTTTGATATACTTAAGAATTTCCATACTCTTCCAGACAATAGAAAAAGAAAAGAAGGAGAACCACAACAAGTACTTTTCAGAGACTTAGCCAATAGTAAATTTGATTTAGCAATTGTTGATGAAGCACATTACCTTAAAAATCACGATAGTATTCGTGGTAAAATTATGGTTGAATTGACTGTTAAACACAATATACCAAAAGTATGGTTACTTACTGGTACACCAGTTGCAAATAGACCAATGGATTTTTTCAATCTTCTTAAGATAATTAAGTCACCAATAGCGAATAATTGGAAACATTATGCTCTTAGATATTGTGATGGTAGACAGTTCATGAGAACACTTAAAAATGGTCAAAGAAAACAAATATGGTTAACGGATGGTGCTAGTAATTTAGAAGAATTAGCAGCTAAGACTAAAAACATTATTCTTAGACGTTTAAAGACTGAAGTATTGGATATGCCAGATAAAGTTATTACACCAATGTATCATAAACTAGACCTTAAAGGCTGGAAAATGTATGATGCATTATGGGATGATTATATGTTAAAAAGAAAATCTGAAGGTAAAAGGTCTATTGAAACACAGAAAGACTTGGTTGAGTTAATATTACTTAGAAAATTCATAGCAATGGAAGCAATACCAAACACTATTGAAATTGTTGAAAACGCAATTGAAATGGGTCGTAAGGTTATTGTTTTTACATCTTTTACTGAAGAATTAGAAGCATTGGAAAATCATTTTGGTAAGATTGCTGTAAAACATAATGGTCCGATGACCATGAATGCTAAACAAAAATCTGTAGATGCATTTCAAAACAACCCTAAGATTAAAGTTTTTATTGGCAATATAAAATCAGCTGGTGTTGGGATTACACTTACTGAAGCTACAGTTGTTATATTCAACTCATTTGATTGGGTACCAGGTTCTAATGAACAAGCCGAAGATAGAGCTTTTCGTATTGGTCAAAAAAATGATGTAAACGTATATTACCAATTATTTGTTGATACTATATCAACAAGGATGTGGAATATGTTAAATAATAAAAAAGATGTTATTAATATTATCATGGGTGATAATAATTTAACTGAAGAAGAAATAACCATCAAAATGGTGGA